AAAATTTAGGACCGTCGCCGGGGGTAGCATCAACAACATTTATAGTACCTTGCAAATTAAAATCAAGGCTACTGCAATAGTACAGAGTATCTGGAGCATCTTGCGGAACAGTAAATGTAACTAATCCAGTGGTAGCACCATTATTAGTGACACCATTTGTATATTGATTGACGGATCCCATAGATGCAATTGTTTTAATATAGAATGGGTGAACTCCGTCTAAAATTAGTGTAAAAATATATGTATTGCCACGAACTAAGGTTAGCGTTGGATTGGGTTGTTGGTTGATTACATACGACGAATTGCCGTTGTTGGTCACTCGATAATTTACAGTAGTTGTAAAAGTCTGCGCTACATTAAACTGATAATTTCCTCCGCGTATTAATCCAATAATTGGATTATTCTCTTGAGTTGTGGAACGTGTGCTGCTTGTAAATGAATAGGAATTTGCTACTGGATTTCTTGTTACAGTAAAAGTGTCGTTTAACGGAATAGTTTCTGCAAAAACATTCACAGCCAGAGGGCCACTTGGCAACCAATAGTATTGTGAATAATTTACAAATTTATCAAAATCAACAAACGGATCCCAGGTGTAGTACTGGCTAGAGTACAAATTGCTGGCATTATCAACATTGCCGCCTTGTAATTTTAACGCATCGTTAATTCCAGGGTAGGTAATTGCATCAACAATTGTTTGTACATTTGTTGGATCTAAACTTATTACTCCAGGTTCTAATTGATAATCGTTGCGACTCTGTGTAGGCTCAATAATATATTGATCTTGGGGATTTACGCCTGGGCCAACTTTTCGCCCAACAAAACCTTGTGTTTTAACAAATGAAGGCTCTTGTACCAACTGATCAAGTGTGGCGCCTAAGAACTGTTTATTAACCGGGGTTTGAAAAATCTCTGGTAAAAAATCTACGGTTCTTACAGATGTACTCGGAGTTGCCATTAAATTACTCCACTACCGGGTGCGGTTTGTAAATTGGTGCTTGTCAAAGCGGTGATAACTTCAATATCATTGACCGTGGCACCGTTAACAAAAATTTGATTTGGTGCCGATCGTATTTCGTATAAATCTCCAAAGCTCTTAGACGGATTTAATGGTACTAATACCACTGAGCTCACTACGTCTCCTATTTGCGAATGAATATAAGCAGCTAATTCTGAGAAGTAAAATGTATCGCCAAAATCCCACTTGTCAATACTAAAATATGCATTCATGTTTGCCACAACTAAATTTTTAATTTCACTTACGCTAGCGGTACTTTGAGAAGATTTAATTACTTTTACAACCGCCCGCAAAGATTCGTCTGCCTTGCTTCCAAACAAAGGTTGAAATTCAACACTATTAAGAATCATGTTGTCACTGATCATTTTATAATTTTGCAAACCAACATAGTTTGTTGTTAATTCGTCAATGGTTGGGGGCAGTGGTTTAGCAACTGTGCCGGTTGAATCTTGTATCCAATTTTGATAGGCGGTATAATAAGCCAATGTCACAACATATACGTCAATGATGTTGGTCGATCCAGGATCAATTCTGTTTGTTAATGGACTGTTGTGCCGATATTGAAAGTATAAATCTTGTCGGCCGGTATAGGCTATAAATTCTATATTGGGCACCACCACTAATTGTCCGGCTGAATTTACAACTGTGTTGTAAAATAATTGCTCTTGATATGCGTAAAATACTTGACCGACCACGTACTCAGATTTTATCAATTCAATGGCACTAAGAGTAGGGTAGTTGCTATCCACAACGCCAGATTCAACAAGAAGATATCTTTGCAAATTATCAAAATCAACAGTTTGTTGTAGGAATACATATTTTTGATTGGAATTAACAGTGGGTGCTACAATCGTGCTGAAAAAATCTGGATTGTCTGGAATGCCGTCGCCGTTGGATTCTTCAAATCCAACTAGTACCTGAAAGTCGTCAACAAGGCCATCACTCAATACTGGTTGCCCAATAATTTTTACTAGTGTATCTGTAGGAAGTGGTAAATTGGTATCGGGCTGGCTATTGGTTTTTAATATATTTACAAAATCGCTTACGACAGTTCCTGTACGGCTGTCATAGATTTTTTCGCTACCGTAGAAGAAAAATCTATTTTGGAGCACACTGCCAAAATAATAATCTAAATTACGAACAACTACAGTGTAACTGCTACCATTGGTAGTAACTTGTATAAACCAACTAGCGTCTAAGTTAGCTGCAGATGTGTCCTGGGCATAGGTTAAATTAAAATCTGCCCCAACGGCCAAATTGTTGGCAGTAATTAGGTACCAGGTTGATGTAAGATTGTTATACCCCAACCCAAAATTTTGATTTAGTGAAATTTGACTAATAATACTTTGTTCCAATGTTGTAGTAAAATCGGTTTCAAACACCACAATAACTTCAGAAGCAATTGCACCGGTAGGAACAAAAACATTTAACACCACAGGACCGGTACCATTTGATAGGTTACCAAGTCCTTGATTTGTGCCATCATTGTAGATACCGGTGGGGCTAGCCCAGATGACTGTTTTTTGATCTGGATTGGTTGGGCTACCAACTACCAGTTGATTGTCCTTGTCGAAAAAATAACCAGTTGGTGGTACAAATTTAACCAATGATTTTACAGTTACGTATCTCAAGTTGTTTGATGCGTAGGATCCAATTGCCACTGGCGCATTATTGGAAAGATTCATAAAATATCCGGTGGTCTCTCCAGTGATTGATGTGCTTTGATGCCATCCAACGCCTAGCATACTAAGGTCGGGCCTTACATAATTGGTGTTAGCCCCGGGTCTAGTGTTGCAGAAATAAAATTGTTGTGCACCTTGTGCTAACAAGGCTGGTTGAATACGATTGGTGATTACATCAGAAATTTCGTTAATTGTTGTCCAGGTAAATTGAAACGCTGGTAAATTATTACTTTCCCATAATGCTCCATCACTGGCAAACGAATTGGTACTAGCATATTTTCCTGTGCCATCAACTAGTTCTAAATAACGACTTGTTCCAATGCTTGCACGATTTAATGCTTTGCTTTTTATAATTGAATTGTATGAACTAAATGGAAAATTGTTGTAGTCCTCGCCGTTCACCATACGATCTTGGGTATAGTATCTTGCAGGAGCACGTTGTTTAATTTGTGCAATTGTTTCGCGAGCCTGAGCATTACTAACTGGAGTTGTAATTCCACAAACAAATGTAATAGTTTCTATTTGTCCAGTACGACTTACGTAACTAATAGGAATACTCACCCCTTGCATTTCCTCGGGATTAATAATGTACTGTAATCCGTTACTGGCCCGAACATAATTGCGGAAAGTTCCTACAGGAATAGTACTAAAAACACCATCTCCAAAATTTAACGTAATTTGATCGTTGGTTCTTGATGTTATACTGTATAATGTCCGTGTGTTTGGTGCCAACTGTTGAACGGCGGCGCCATAAACATTAGGAACGTAGGTCCATTCTTGTGTGATATTTCCCAAATTGTCTAATTGATATAACCAATAGTCTTGATTATTAACACCTTCAATGTTGATATTGACTGAACGATTGCTTACTCTTTCGGGCAAATTAAAATCTTGATTTTGTAACACACCTTGTTTGAAATAAAAGAAATATCCGGTGTTTGCACTAGAGTACCCTAGTTGATCATTGCGAAACAGTATATTAAATTGGCCATTTGGTTTAGGACTTGGTTCGTAGATAAAATTTTGCCCAGAGGACGTGGCATTTACCGCTTCAAAGGGCATGTTGATGCCGTCAATGGTGGCAGTGTATGGTATCACCGGCAAATAGCCAGGAATTAGGTTGATGGTATATTCTCGAGTATCAACACCAAGAATTACCTGATCATTTCCAGGACTGCCAATACGTTGTGTATTGACCAAACTAGCATTAATAATGGCAGAAAACTGTTCTTGCCAGTCTGGATTGCTAGGGTCGGCCCAATTAACAGTGACATTGGCTAGATTAACACCATTGTAATCGGTAACATTTTCTGTAGTTTGAACTGAAAATACTTTTAGGTATCCGCTAGCACAAGTATTACGTTGTGGAGTATATGATACTAAGTTGGCAAGTTTAACAACAGAATCTCTACGTTCTGCTGTATCTAAATAGTTTTCACGAGTGTTTAAATCTGTACGAAATGCTAAACTTTGGCCCATGAATGCCATAACGTCCAGCAGAGCAATAAATTCAGAACTTTCAATATAATCGTTAAATGTCTCTGGATAGTAGAGGCGCAAGTAATCAACAAAACTTTTACGTAGGGTCTCAAAATCGTAACTTTGAAAATCGGCTTCTCTATAAGTTTGATAAATGCGTTTCCAGTCTTCGACGCCAAATATTACGGTTTGTCTTGTAGTTGTGGCCATAGTTATTCCAGTGTTAGAGTATTTATGGAATTAATAAACTGGGTAGTTAAACATAACTAGCAACACGTTGTTGCTGGTCAAAAAATACAGCTAAAAATTCAGAGTTGGTACCAGGAACCACAGTCAATTCGATCTGTATCAAAACTCCATTTTGTTGTGGAAATACTTCTGTGTTGCTGATATAAATTCTAGGATCACCACCTACTACACGTTGTATCTCGGCAATCATTTGAGTTTCTGTTTCTTGCGTTTGATTTTCAAATATGTAGTCCCAAATTACGGTACCGTATGCCGGGCGTCCGACCAACTGCCCTTGTCGTATATTGAGTGCATTAAGAAGATCGCGTTTAACTAGGTCAAAATCTACCAAAGTAAATTTTTTATTTTGATTAATAGTGTTAAATCCAATAAATGTGGTCATGATGTATTTACTTTCTTAAATCGTGACAGTCGATCCAAACACTTGATTAGATGGATTTTGACTGGCTTGTAAAATGCTTTGTGCCTGTGCTATATCTAACCTAGCGCCAATGGATGGCAAACTTGGATATTCATATGTTGGCAGCGGTATTTTGCTACTACCTAAAATTCTTGAAAAAGCAGCATCCACTGTTTGACGATTTACAGTATTGTTGTATCCACCGGCAACCTGCGTTCCAGAAACCAAATCTCCACCGCCACCAAACAAACTACCCAACGAACCAATGTTTATAAGACTTCCTAAATTGCCAAGACTGCTAAGACTGCTTAAATTTAAATTGCTAAGACTTCCTAAATTTAAACTTCCTAAGTTGCCAAGACTACTCAAACTTCCTAAGTTATTAAGACTGGTCAGCGGATTACTAAAATTTGTAGCAAATTGACTGGCTTTGCCAAAGATATCTAGATTGCTGGTTAAATTAGATAAACTTCCCGGTACAAGGTTTGTTAAAGATGTAGTAATTGAATTTAATCCGGTAGATGCCAATCCCGTAACAGTGTTTGTAATTCCAGTAAGTCCACCAGATATTACACTGGTCACTGATCCGGATAAACTAGTTAGCCCACTACTGGCCAATGTGCCTAGTCCTGCTAATCCACCAGAATTTGCCCACAAAGTTGTTGCTGCTGACCCAAACTTACTGGCATTGGTAATTAATGCACCCACTTCGCCTGTTACTTGACTGGCTAGTCCTGAGGATAATGATGAAAAATTCAAACTAGAAAGAGAGCTTAAGCCTGACACCGCACCAGAAGAAATTGTTGTTAAATTTGTAATTGGCGTGGATAGTAAAGAATTTAAAACCGACCCATTCATGTTGGCATTTTGTAAAATTCCAGACAAGCTACCAAGATTACCACCAACAGCGGCCAATGCACTAATACTACTCAGCCCGCTGTTGGTATAAACTTGACCAGTGCTGACACTAATTGACGGTGCCGGAACTTCTGTAATTACTCCTGTAGCAAGCAACTGATTATATCCTTGCGACATAAGTTGTGTTTGTATGGAGGTTTGTAGTTGTGGGTTTGATAACAAATCATTCAGTGAGTAAACCCCATTAAGGCCAGTCCATACACTTGGCGAACTCATTACCTCTACAAAATCTTCAGGATTGTTTGAAAAAAAAGCTAGACTGGTTCCAGGTTTTACATACCCTGCTTGTTCTAGTGCATAACAGGTAAATCCGTAGATTCCTATGCCTTTGTCTTGACTAATCACGTCGGCATTTTGATCCACAAGATTGGATGTTTGTGCCAATAGCGATTGCACATCAGATGACGAAAGTGGCCCAATTGAATCAGCCCCAAGGCTATCGCCCTTAGCCAATATTACGTCGGCCTGATCAACTGGGGATTTCAGAGGCACGTTGGTTAAATTTGGAACGCCGGATACTATCGGCAATCCTTGTATAATTGCCAGTATTGGAGTATTATCTACTCCAGCAATCCCTCGATCAAGACGACTAAGATCAAATTTAACCACTTTAGTTGCAGGGCTTGTCAAGGTTTGTCCAGGAGCATATCCTACCAACCCACCAGCAGCCACTTGCGAATAAAAAATCTGGTCAGCCTGTGCCTGTGTGGCATTAGTTGGTCCACGAACTGTAAATGTAGCCCCAGACGGTAAGGTATAGTTAAAAATACTCATAGTTATAGACCTGCCAACGGAGTTCCTTGTTGCCCGGCGGTAATACTCCAATCTTTTGGTACAGTGGGCGCTGCTGGCGGCGGAGAAGGTTGGCCTGATTCTAATGCCACATTTACTGGAACTCCTTGATTATGATAAGGATAAGGTTCGTGAGTTGGTGCTCTAGTTACTATACTTTTTAAACTGGTAGCGCCCACAGTCCATCCGGTGCTGGAATTAAACACCGAATCGGGCATAAGCGTGTTGGTAATTCCTTTAGGAGTACTAACAGGCAACCCCGGACCACTGTTTAACCCAATCGGCAATCCCTTTAAACTTAACGGGCCGGTTGTTTCAAAACTTCCTAGTTGTCCTTTGAGTGCTATAGTTCCGTTGCTTTTTACACCAATCTGTGTGGATGCAAATAATGTTAGATCTTTTTTAGTAGCTACATCTAAACTGCCGTCGCTTTGTACAGAAGTTGATTTAACACTTTTAAGATTAAGGCTGCCGCCAGCAAACATATTGATATCTTTATCGGCATGTAAATTCAAAGTACCTTCGGTTCTTAAATTAATGCTGTTAGTTGAATAAACATCCAATGTTCCTTCTTGCCCCATTTCAATCCAGGCCTGCCCGTTTGCATGACAAATATAAAAACAATTGCCATCGTCACTCATGGTAATTTGATGACCTTTGCTAGTACGAATACGAATTAAATTGTCGTTGCCATCGATGTTACCGTCGTCCATGACAAATGTATGTCCTCCTCTGCGACCAATTACCTTGACATCTGCTGCAGTTTTGCCGTTTAAATCAGTAACTGTGCCGGCATCGCCACTAGTGCCTGCTCCAATACCGCCTTGATATATTGGGCGACCGGGGGTGCTAATTCCATAACAACTACTTGGGCTTTCTCTTTGACTGCTTGATCCAATAGTACCGCGTACTGGATCATTAATTAGTCCTTGTTGAAATAATGCAGCCGCAACATAGCTATGTACTGGTTTTGGTTGATCAAAAAATTTAGGATTCTCCACTGTTTGTGTATTGGTTGGATCGTTGTTGATCTCTGTAACCGGCAACAGTGGAGAATTAGCAAAATATGTGGACTGGTTGTTATTTTGTGTTTGCGCCTTGCTACTAGGAACCGATCCAATAGCTGGAATCATATGATTAATACCTTGTTCTGGAATACAACCTAAATAATAACCTTGATTTGGGTCGCCGGCAACAAAAAAACAAATAACAGATGTTCCTATGTCGGGTGGAGTGAACCACATGCCGTAACTTTGTTGATTGCCCTGTAAATACGTGCCGGTGCCTGCACTTCCACCTTTTGGAGTTGCTCCATAAAATGGCGGGCAATAATTTACAGTGCGCCAGAGGCTTTTGTCTGTTTTATTTGGCCCAGCAAACTGTTCAATATAAACTTGCAAACGTCCTTGGCGAGTAGGATCGATATTGTTGGTCACAACTCCAATAAATGGACCAAACTCAGTAGGACTCCCTCCGCGGTCAAATTTATAACTCTTAGGTTGCCCTTTACTTCGTTCTATATTTTCACTCATTATGCTTCTCTATCTATAAATTGATCGGTACCATTGGTTGTGCCAGCCAGACCTGAATTATAATCTGGGCTGGCAACCGATGCGGTTGATTGATCTGGTTGTTGTTGAGCGATCTGAACCAACGAATCGTTTTGTAATGGTATAATATCTCCATCGGATGTTGAAGGGGCAGGATTTTGTGACGGCACTGGTGTAGGCGATACTATGGTTTGATTGCCATCTGTATTAGCTGTTGGAGTTTGGGTGGTTGGCGCCTGCCACTGAGTTCCAGCCGATGCCACTGCCGATGCACTTGCATTTGCTGTAGCGGTGCCTT